GCTGATCAAGCTGGACGGCCACAGCCGGTCCTACCTGTGGCAGCACAAGCTGCTCAAGGCCCCTGCCCGGGTCTACATCACGGTACATCCCTGCAAGAGCATGGAAGAAGTTATCGAGAAGTACCACCTGTTCGATAACCAATCAGCGGCCGAGAGTGCTGGCGACCGTGCGGCCGGGGCCTTCCGGTTCCACAACATCCCGACCGACACACCCCTGCTGCACAAGGGTGCCTGGACCCAGGCCCTGAACATGATCAGCGGCGGCAAGGGCTATGCGGCGGCCACCGGCATCATGGAATCCGTGGGCCTGTACCGGGAACACATCCTGGCCATCGGCAATGTGGCGGGCGCCAACAGCCACAACATGGCCAGCACCCTGCTGGCGGCGGCCCTGCTGACCCTGCGTGCCGACGGCCCCGGGGCCCTGGTGTTCTGGGAGCAGTGGTGCGCAGGGGCCGGTCGCCAGGAGGACAAGAAGTACGACGGCCATGGCCAGCTTCGCCAACTGGCCACGCTCAAGCGAGGACTCGCCGGCAACAGCAGTTCCAAGCATGCCGTGTCGGGATTCGGCCGGGGGTCGCAGCCCGAACGTATCAAGGAAATCGGCGAGATCCTGGGCGCCTACCATCGTTGGTGCCGCAACACCTTCAACAAGACGATGACCAGTCCCGTGCCGGTGGCCACGTTTCTGGAAATCTTCGCAGACCGCGCCCAGGCCACGCAAGATGCAACCTGAACTGTTGACCGGCGAGGCGCGAGTCGCTGCTGCGGCATTGATTCGCGCCAACCACTACAGCCGCAGTGTGCCCAGCGGGAAGTCGCACTACATGCGCGTGGGTGATGTCTACATCATCTGGGCGTTACCCGCCAACATGCACGCAGCGCGGGTGGTGCTGGGCGAAGGCGCCCGCAACGGCAGCGTCTGGGAGTTGGCCCGCATGTGGGCACTCGACGGTCACGTCACGACTTGCACTCATGCCATCAGCAAGGCGACCAAGTTGTTGGTGGCCTTGGAGCGGCCACAAGCCTTGATCAGCTATGCGGACCCCAACCATGGACATGAGGGGCGCGTCTACCGCTGGGCCCACTGGACATACCACGGCGAAACAGAAGACCAGCGGGGCTGGAAGAAGGACGGTCAGTTCTACCCCCGGCGCAAATTCCACAGCGGCAAGACCTTCAGCCGCAAGCCTGAGATAGAAGCCATGGGCTACACCCAGGCCAAACTGCCCGGCAAGCACCGCTTCGTCAAGATCCTCCCCAAGCAACCTACCAAAGGAACCAAAGCATGAGCACCCACGCCCCCTTCGCCCCGTCGTCCAGCAAGCGTTGGATGACCTGCACGGCCAGCTTTGGCCTGTGCCTGAACGTGCCCCGGGCTCCCGACAGTGAGTACAGCCTGGACGGCACCCGGCTGCACGACGTCGCGGCCAAGGTGCTGACCGTACCGCACCAGCCGATGTCGGACACCGGCTACATGAAGCGGTACGGCAAACTGCCGCCCAAGCCGCTGTCCGTGGCTGGTGAGGACTACGCTGCGTTGAAACCCTATCTGGACTACGCACGCAAGTGGATGCCGCAGGCCGACGTGGCCGTGGTCGAGCAGCACATCCCGCACTCGCAACTGCTGCACGGCACGCCCGATCTGCTGATGCTGTTCAACGGCCCGGCCGACCTGATGGAGGTGGTCGACCTGAAGAACGGTGCCGGCATCATGGTCGACCCCGAGGAAAACCATCAGGCCCTGACCTATGCCTACCTCGCGGCCAGCAAGCTGGACGCCCCCGGGGGCCCCGGCTCGCCGAAGAACGTGCGCCTGACCATCGTGCAGCCGCCCGACACGCAGCGCCCGGTCAAGTCCTGGGACACCACCATCGAGCGGGTGCGCGAGCATGGCCTCCAGGCCGAGGCGGCCATCCAGACGGCCCTGGACGGCCGTGGGGAGTTCGTGCCGGGGGACCACTGCCGGTTCTGCCCGGGCAAGAGCATCTGCCCGGCGCTGCGCGGCGAGGTGATCGAGGCCCTGGGCGATGTGGCGCCGAAGACCCTGCCGCCTGCGGCCCTGGCCGTGTGGCTGGACCGGGTGGACCGCATGGAGCAGTTCATCAAGGCCGTGCGGGAAGTCGGCCACGACGTGGCATCGAAGGCCCACAGCCAGAAGGTGCCCGGCATCCCCGGCTGGGTCCTGAAGCCCAAGCGGGCCACCCGGTCCTGGGCCGACGATGAACTGGTGCTGCGCATTGCCCGGCGGCGCAAGATCAAGATCTGGCAAGACAAGCTGATGTCGCCGGCCATGGCCGAGGAAGCCCACCCGAATCTGCCAGATGAATTGCGGCAACAAATCGTTGCTGTATCCTCTGGGTCCAACCTAGTGCGCGGTGTCGACAACACCGTGTACGAGGCCACTCCCTTGTCCCTGCAGGACAAGGTTAATCTGTTGAAACTTAGGAGTCTGTGATGGGTAATGGAGTAGTGAAGTTCGATGCGGCCCGGTTCCAGCTTGCGCGGCAGAATGCCGCCGCTGCGGCGCAGCCGACGAATGCCGTGTCGTTCCTGAAGATGTCGAAATTCGGGGACTGGGTCTTCGGCCGGGAGAACGAATCGGTGAATGGCAACACCGTCATGATCGACCCCGAGGGCTTCGTGCAGGGCTGGCAGTGCTGGGCCGACACCGACATCAAGGGGGTGCAGACCGAACTGCAAGGCGAGGTGCTGGGCTCGCTGTTCGGTGACCTGATCCCGTGCCCGACGGAGCAGCACAAGAATACCCAGGGCTGGAAGGCCCTGCTGGGCCTGTCGGGCGTCATGGACGGGCGCAAGCTGACCTATACCGCCACCAGCGATGGTGGCAAGAAGGCCGTGTTCAAGCTGCTGGACGAAATCCTGGCCCAGGGGGCCCGCGATCCCGACAAGCCGGTGGCCGTGGTCAGGCTGGAGTCCGATTCGTACATGCACAAGAACACCAAGCGGGGCGAGATTTTCGTGCCCATGTTCAGCGTGGTGAAGTGGATGACCGTGGCCCAGGCCACCCAGGCCATCAAGGCCGCTGCGTCGGCACCCCCGCCGCAGCCCGAGAAGGCCGCGCCCAAGAAACAGGCCAAGCAGGCCGCTAGGCCTACCCCCCGCCGGGCCGCCTAGGCCATCACACCAGGGCCCTTCGGGGCCCATTTCGTTACTGGGAATTGAACATGCGCTGCTCCCTCGACTATGAAACCCGATCCGAGTGCGATCTGCTGGCTGCGGGTGCCTACGTCTACGCCCGGCACCCGACGACCAGGGTGCTCTGCTGCTCCTACAGCATCGACAACGGCCCCGTCGACATCTGGCCGGCGGCGGCCGGGGGGCCCATGCCGGCCGGCCTGAAGCAGGCCATGCTCGATCCGGGGTGCGAGATGCACGCCTGGAATGCGCAGTTTGAAAGGTTGATCACCCGCCACGTGCTGAAGCTGGACATCCCACTGCATCGCTGGCGTTGCACGGCCGCCCTGGCCCGTGCCCGGGGCCTGCCCGGCAAGCTGGAGCATGCCCTGGATTTCATGGCCATGGGCCGGTCGCTGGCGGCCAAGCGGAAGGGCGCCCAGGTCATGCTGAAGTGGTGCCGCCCGCTGCCGGGGGATCCGGCCCTGGGCCCGCAGTGGGCCGACGACGAAGACGAATACATCGACCTGCTGCTGTACTGCCTGGACGACACCCGCAGTGAGATGGCCATCGGGCGCAAGCTGCTGGCGTTGCGCGAGTGGGAACTGGCCGAGTACCAGTTGAACGAGCTCATCAACGACCAGGGCCTGCCCATCGACGTCAAGCTGGCCGTGGCGGCTCAGGCTTACGGGGCCGAGGAAAAGCAGGAGTTGAACGAACTGCTGAAGTACATGACCGACAGCAAGATCACGTCGACCAGCCAGCACCAGCGCATCAAGGACTGGCTCAAGGCGCGGCTGGCGCCCGACGTCTTTGGCCAGTACTTCGTCAAGACCGTGAAGCAGAAGGACGACGAAGGCAACGCCCACATGGTCGAGAAGGAATCGACCGACAAGGCCGCCCGGGCCGACTTCCTGAACAGCCAGGACGGGTCCGATGCCGACCCGGAGGTGGTCGAGGTGATCGAACTGGTGGACGACGCCAACAAGGCCTCGGTGGCCAAGTACGCAAAGATCGCAGCCCGGGCGGCCGACAACGGCCGCGCCGAGGGGGCCTACATCTGCTGGGGGGCCATCCAGACCAAGCGGTACAGCAGCACCGGGGTGCAGACCCACAACTTCCCCAGGAAGGGCCTGGATGACGTACCCAAGGCCATCCAGCAGGTTCTCAGGCATGACGTACCCGGCAAGGTCATGCACGTCCTGGCGGGCCTGCTGCGGCCCACCATCAAGGCATCCGCCGGCCGGGTGCTGGTATGGGGTGACTGGCAGCAGGTGGAAGCCCGGGGCATGCCCTGGCTGGCCGACTGCCAGTGGAAGCTGGCCCTGTACCGCACCGGCACCGATGTGTACACGGTCAACGCCAAGCAGATATTCGGCGTCGAAGAGGTGACCGACCACCAGCGGCAGATCGGCAAGGTCAGCGAGTTGTCGCTGCAGTTCGGGGGCGCCCGGGGGGCCCTGCGCTCGATGGCCCGGGGCTATGGCATCAGCCTGGACAACCCCCAGGCCGACAGCATCGTGGCCGCCTGGAGGCACGCCAACCGCTGGGCCATGAACTTCAGCACCAACCTGTACCAAGCCTTCATGCGCACGGCCCTGGGCACCGACACGGCCGTGGGGCCGGTGGCCTACCGGCAGATCAAGCCGCTGCTGAAGGGCAGCGTCAGCATCGCTTGCGACCTACCCGGCAACACCACCTTGTACTACCACGGCATCAAGGGCACCGTGGCCCTGGACGGAGCCCGGGGGCTGATCGAGGCGAAGATCGGCCCGACCAAGGCGTGGCCGGGTCTGCCGGTGAACCCGTGGGAAACCGACGTGATCTTCACGAAGTCGATGCCTGGGGGGTTTCGCATCGAGCGTCTGTGGCACGGCCTGTTCGCCGAGAACGTCACCCAAGCCGTCTGCGCCGCACTCCTGCGCGATTGCCTGCAGCGTGTCCACGATGCCCTGGGCAGGGCCGAACTGGCAGCGTCCATCGTCGGGCACACGCACGATGAAATCCTGCTGGAGGCGACGAAGCAATGCGCTGATCAGGCCCACAGAATACTCCAGAAGGAAATGGTGGCCGTGCCAAAATGGCTGCCCGGCTTTCCTCTCGGTTGCGAGGTGAAATCTGGCCCTCGCTACGTCAAGTAGCAGACGGAAAAAAGCCCCCAGGGGTTGGAGCCTGGAGGCTTAGTTCCCGATCTGACCAAGACCGATTTTGCGGTTACCAGCCGCCCGCACCGAGAGAAGCACAATGCCCGCGCATCCTAGCACAGACGACCAAAGTAATTTCCTCTCCGTTATCGCTGAAGGCATGCCCCCAGGGCTTCACCTGCTGGTGGCCCGCAAAGTCGACGGCATCGACAAGACCACCGGCCGCACCTACTCGACATTCCCGGCCGAGGTTTGGCGCAAGCAGCACCTGAAGGGTTCGTACTACTTCAGCACGGGGGCCAGCGACGACAAGCGGCTGCGCCGCGCCGAGAACATGAAGGCCGTGCGGGCCATCGTCATCGACGACATCGGCCCCAAGGTGGACCCGGCCAAGGTGCTGGCCAAGCCCACCTGGGTACTGGAAACCAGCCCCGGCAATCAGCAGTGGGGCTTCATGCTCGACCACTGGTCGACCGACATCCAGGGGGCCGATGAACTGTTCGCCGGCCTGATCGCGGCCGGGTTGCAGGACCCCGGGGTGCGCACGGCCTGCCGGCTGTTCCGCATCCCTGACAGCCTGAACGACAAGCCCGGCATGAACGGGTACACGGCCGTGCTGTACCACTTCGACCGGGACGTCGTGTACACGCTGAAGTCCCTGGCCAAGGCCCTGAAGGTCAAGCCCACCCGGGCCAAGGTCAGGCGGGTCGACCCCGGCACCCGGCCGGCCGCCGGCAAGCCATGCCCGGTGTACGACTGGCTGCAGGCCCGAGGCGATATCTTCCGCGAGGCCACGGGGGGCTGGTTCGACATCCGATGCCCCTGGGAAGCCGAGCACACCAAGGGCCGGGAAGACGGGGGTCGGCTGTTGCCGTCGTGGGCTTCGCCCGACGGCATACCCGGGGTCATGTGCCAGCACGGCCACGGAGGCATCGGGGACGCGGCCTACCGGCAGAAATTCATCGAGTGGTACGAAACGGAAAGCGGCCAGAAGTGGCCGCAGGCCGATGCCAGGACCCTGGAGCACTACCGGGCAGGGCTGCAGAAGCTGATCCCCCGCAGCCCCGGCGTCACGCTGCCGAGTGTCAAGCACGACGACCCCGGCGCCCCGAAAGACCTGTACAACCAGCGCACCCTGCGCGAAGCCCTGGGACTGATCGAGCAGGCCGACTTGCCCTACGTCGAATTCACTGCCGCCGGCAAGCCCAAGCAGGTGCAGTCCACGTCCTACGAGAACGTCGAAGCCGGGCTGGAGCAGCTTGGCGTGCAGCCCCGCCTGAACCTGATGGATGCCAGCACCAACTACGTCCTGCCGCCGAAGATCGACCCGGCCCGGTTCGGCAACAAGGACGAACACGCAATTTCAAAGATGGTGCTTGCAGCCCTGACCGACATCTTCGACCGTGCCAAGATGAAGAACGAAACCAAGCTGCACACGTGCATCGACACCATAGCCAACACGGTCGAGTGGCACCCGATGCGGGAGTGGATACTCGAGAAACCGTGGGACCGCCAGGACCGTCTGCAGGCCCTGCTGGGCACCGTCCAGACGCCAACCCCCGACCTGTGGCAGACGTATTTTCGTCGCTGGGCATTACAAACGATCGAGGCCGTCTGCGGCTGGGCCACCCCCAGCCGCAAGAAGCAGAAAGGGCTGGTGCTGGTGCTGGTGGGCAAGCAGCGCATCGGCAAGACCCGCTGGCTGATGGCGCTGGCGCCCGACTTCACCAAGAGCGGCAAGCACCTGAACCTGAACGGCAGCAACAGCCGCGACAGCAAGCACGAAGTGCTGCAAGCCGCCATCACCGAACTGGGCGAACTGGACGCCACGTTCCGCAAGTCCGACATCAGCGCACTGAAGGCCTTCATCACCGAGGTACTGGATGAGTACCGGCTGCCCTATGCAGCCGTGTGGCTGAAGCGGCCCCGCTGCACGTCGTTCTGCGGGTCGGTCAACGAGCCCCGGTTCCTGAACGACCCGACCGGCAGCGGCCGGTTCCTGGGCGTGGAGGTGACCGGCCGGCTGCAGGTGGACCACGCCATCGACATGCAGCAGTTCTGGGCCCAGATGTACACCTACTGGGAGGCCGGCGAGCAGTACTGGCTGACCGACGATGAGGAAAGGCTGCGCGACGAACACGCCGAGGACTTCCAGGCCCTGGACCCGGTGGCCGAACTGATCGAGGAAAGCCTGGGCCAGCGGCAGGACACCGACCTGTACCCGATGCAGGCCATCGTCGGCCCCCGGGTCATGCTCGACCTGTGCAAGGTCGACAGCATCAGCGTGCAGAAGCACCTGAACACGGCCACCAAGGTGCTGACCGACAAGCTGGGCAAGGGCCGCGATCTGCGACGTCGCGGGGCCATGACGCACAAGGCCCGCTGGGTGGTCAACGTCAACAGCAGCGAGCAGTCCAGCCACAAGCTGACCATAGCCAAGCCCGCCAGTGCTTGAAGCCCCCATCGAGCAGGCCTGCCGGGCCCATGCCATTAAGCGGGGGTGCTGGCCCGTCAAGATCCACGGCACCGTCACGGGCGAGCCCGACAGGGGCTTCGTGCTGCCGGGGCACGTCTTCTGGCCGGTCGAGTTCAAGCGAACCGGCGGCCGGCTGAGTCCCCGGCAGAAGCAGCGGCACCGGGAACTGGCGGCCCTGGGCTTCCATGTCGAGGTGGTCGACAGCACGGCCCACTTCAGGGTACTGCTTGACATGTACCTTCAGGCTACATCATAATGAAGCCTCAGTATCCACCCTGGTGACAACGACATGGACTACAACCCGCTCCCCTTCCAGCAGAAGGCCATCGCCCAGGCCGTGTCGAAGGCGGGCTATGCGCTGTTCCTCGACCCGGGCATGGGCAAGACGGCCATCGCCCTGGCCGCGCACTGCGTGCTGGCCCACCACAAGGTCATCCAGGCCACCCTGGTGATCGTGCCGATCCGCCCGATGTACCTGACGTGGCCGGCCGAGGTGGCGAAGTGGACCCAGTTCCAGCACCTGAAGGTGTCCATCGTGCACGGCACGCCCGCGCAGCGGCAAGCCGCGTTGAAGACTCCCGCCGACATCTACCTGATCAACCCTGAGAACGTCGATTGGCTGACCAGCGTGTTCAGCGATCCGATGGCCATGTTCGGCACCCCCGTGGGCCAGTTGGTGGTCGATGAATCGACCCGGTTCAAGAATGCCCAGTCCAAGCGGTTCAAGGCCCTGAAGGCCATCCTGCCGATGTTCGAACACGCCAAGATCTTGACCGGCACCCCGGCCCCGCAGTCCATCGAGGACCTGTTCAGCCAGATGCAGATCGTGGACGGCGGCAAACGCCTGGGCCGCTACATCACCTATTTCCGCAAGCAGTTCATGGTGTCCGAGACGATCCGCATCGGCGGCGGCCGCACCATCGACAAGTGGTATCCCCGCCGGGGCAGCGATGTCGAAGTGGCCGACGCCATCGCCGACGTGTCGATGCGCCTGCAGGCCGAGGACTACCTGTCGATGCCCGACATCACCTACAACGTGATCCCGGTGGAACTGCCGAAGGCGGTGCGCAAGACCTACAACGCCCTGGCCGACGACTTGGTGGCGAAGACCGCCAGCGGCGCCACCCTGACGGCTGTCACCGCCGCCGCTGCGGTGATGAAACTTCGCCAGATCGTCAACGGCTGGGCCTACAACGAAGACGGGTCGACCTTCCTGCACAACAACAAGATCAGTGCCTTGTGTGACTTGGTCGAAGAGCAGCAGGGCACGCCGATCCTGGTGGCCGTGGCCTTCGTCCACGAAGTCAAGGCCATCCGCGAAGCCCTGAAAACGGTGCTGCCGGAAGGCACCGAGGTGCCGTACCTGGGCGGCGGCGTCAGCCGTGACATGGCCGACTTCATCGTGGCCGAGTGGAACGACGGGGGCCTGCCCGTGCTGCTGGCCCACCCGACATCGGTGGCCCACGGCCTGAACCTGCAGAGTGGCGGCCACACCGTCTGCTGGTTCGGCCTGACGTGGTCCCTGGAGGAACACATACAATTCAACGCACGGGTGTACCGCCAGGGCCAAACAAAGCCGGTAGTGATCCACTACTTGGCCATGCAGGACACCGTGGACGAAGATATCGCCAAGGCCTTGGCCAGCAAGGCCGATGTGCAAGCCGCCATCCTCAACCGTCTGAAAGGACAGCAGTGAAAGACACCATCAACACCAAGGCCGCGAAACAGGTGGCGGCCCAGCGGCTGAAGGACCGCGAGCGCCGGGAGAAGGCCCGGGTGAAGGCCGCCGCCGCCCGGGAGGCGAGGCGGATCAAGGTCCTGGCCCGCGACAAAAAGGCGGCCGAGGCCCGCCGGCTGAAGCCGCCCACCAAGGGCAAGGGGTCCAGGCAGCCGATCCTGACGTTGGCACCGCTGGGCGATGAGTCCATCCATCCGCTGATCCACCTGATGGACGGCAAGCTGCGCGACACCAAGTCCTCGCTGGCCGCCTACATGGGCGTGGACCCGCACTCGCTGTACAAGTGGGAACGGGCCTGCCGGGCCGACCCGCACTTCCCGCTGCCGGTGGCGCGGGCCCGTCAATTGGCCACCTACTTCAAGGTCAAGCCCGAGACATTCCGACCCGACTTCTGGAGCCCCAAGTGAGACTCGAACTACCCGACCAGATGGTCAACGACCTGATGAAGGTCCTGGGCGAAGTGCCCGCCAAGCATTCGTACCTGCTGCTGCAGGCCCTGAGCGTGCAGGTGGCGCGGCACAACAAACGGGTGCAGCGTGCGGCCGAGGAACTGGACACCCAGACCCCCGGGCCGGGGGTGCCCCCACCCGACGTGCCGCAGTAGCATCGAGATCCCTGCAGGGGTTTGGCCGGGGCCCCTACCACCCGGCCGCACTAGGAGCATGACCATGAAGAAGGTACTTTTGGCTGGGGCACTCGCCCTGGCGGGCTTCGGCACCCAGGCCGCCGTTGTCTGCGATTCCTGCGACTACCAGCCCTCGCCCAGCGTGGCGTCGAACCTGGGGTTGCACAACACGCTGACCGACGACAACAGCACGTTCAGCAACGCCACCACGGGC